GGATTTTTGGCAAATGATTCGCAGATATATAAAGATGTAAAAGATGGTGTGGATGTACATGCCTACACTGCATCTGTGATCGGTTGTGATAGACAGACTGCTAAAGCTGATACGTTCAAACCGTTGTATGGTGGTGTAACAGGCACACCAGACCAACAGAAATATTACAGAGCATTTAAGGCAAAGTATGAAGGTGTAACAGAGTGGCATGATAAGTTGCAACGAGAAGCAGTTCAAACAAAACAGATCATGTTGCCCTCTGGCCGCAGATATTGTTTTCCAGATACTTCATGGACAAAGTGGGGTACTGCAACGAACAGGACTGCTATATGCAATTACCCTGTACAAGGGTTTGCAACTGCAGATATACTACCCTGTTGTTTGGTTGAATTAGATAGAAGATTGCAACCATACAAGTCTCTTATTTGTAACACCGTACATGACTCAATCGTGGTTGATTGTCATCCTGATGAAGAGCTACATGTTTTAGAAATTTTAAAAGTTTCTATGCTTGGTGTTGCGGCAGATTTAGAAAAAAGATATAAAATCAAATACTTAATGCCTGTTGAGATTGAAATAAAAAAAGGTAAGAATTGGCTTGACACCGAAGTTGTTTATCCAGTAGAATGAATTTATCGCTAACTTTTAAAAAGGAGAAGTTAAAATAAATAATCTAGCTACGATTAATGACCAGTTCGATAAGATGGTCACGGCATTAGAGAATGATGATGATCAAGCTCTGATGGCACTAACAGGTCAAGATGATGGACAACCCAGAGATGAGTTATCCAAATTGGCTATTAACTACGAAACAGAAACGGACTCTGGACAATCTTTGAAGAAGGGAGATTGGAGAGTCTGGCATGAAGGGCGATACTTATACGCACCAGAGGTCAAGTTGAGGGTGTTTATGAGGTCTTTCATGTGGTCGCTTTTTGATGCAGATGAGGGTAAACCCATTTGCAATTCAGTCCAAAAAGCGAGTTTGTCTGGAGACTTTGCTGATACAATAGGTGGTAATAGATGTGGTCGCCTAATGAAAGAAGAAGCTGAGACTCTTGCAGAAGATGATCCTCGTTTGATTACATCCAAAGCAGTCACATGTAATCAAGTAATTTATGGGGTCGTGTCTGGTAAGATGAAAGATGCAGATGGTAACGAGGTAGAACTCGATAACCTACCCATCATCAGTTACTTTAAAAAGTCTGGATTCATGCCGATAAACAATTTTATTAACGGTTTGAATAAACAGAAAAAGATCATGCAAAGAATTTGGATCGATCTTAAAACTTCTAAAATGAAGAAAGGTTCTGTTACATTTTTTGTACCAGTGCCAACCGAAGGTAAGTCTTTGACTTCTCTATCCGATGAGGATAAAAATTTAATACGAATGTTCAAGGACACCATCGATGCTGCCAATGCTAATGTTATAAAACAACATAACGAAGCTTTGAAGGGAAATGTGTCTGAAGAGGATTCAGATCTCTCCAAAGACTTCGATGCTATTACTGGTTAGTATACAGGAGTTTTTAGATAAAGCTGGTCAGGGAGAAATTGAACTCCCTGATCATCTTATTCAAGAGTTCAAAGATTCATGCGAAACGGCTATACGAAAACAGTTTAGTCGTAGAGATGATGTCAGTTTAAGAATGTCTGGCATAGGTAGACCTGTTTGCCAACAGATACTTATGATGCAGAAGTATTCTAAAGAAAGTTCCTACAACGATATAATGAGATTTCTGTTCGGTGATCTGATCGAAGCAGTTGCTATGCTTGTGATTAAGGCCGCAGGAATTGATGTAGTTGCCGAACAAAAAGCATGTTCACTTGTGTTAGATAAAGAAAATATAAAAGGCACACTTGATGTAATTATTGATGAAAACGGAACAAAGAAAGTATGGGATATAAAGTCAGCATCTCCATACTCGTTTGATCATAAGTTTGGCAATGGATATGATAAGATAAAAGAAGATGATGCGTTTGGATATATAGTACAGGGGCATCTGTATGGTGAAGCAAACAATCTTCCCTTTGGTGGTTGGATTGTTATCAACAAGTCAACAGGAGAGTGGGCAGTTGTAGATGCACCAGAGGATGATGGATCTGAACGAAAGAGAGTTTTGCAACAGGCTGAAGATATTATTAGAGTTGTTAAAAGAGCAGACTTTAAGAAAGCAAAACTCAAGGATGATTGGGAGACATACAAGAAAGATGGTGAGATTGTACGCACAAAGAACAGACTTATGCCAAAGCTTTGTTCATTCTGTGAATACAAGAAACACTGTTGGCAGGATGCAAGGCTTGAAAGTCGTATAACATCAAAAGCAAAATCTCCACCACAAGTTTGGTATACACGATATGTACAGAGGAGCATATAATGCCACTGGTATATACAGATGATTATGATTTAGAATTTATTACAATAAACCCACATGTTGCTTTTCTATATGTTGAGTCACATAAAGAGTTTGGTGGTGGTAGAATGATAGCCGTGTTAAGAGGGCATCTCAAAGGCATCCCTATAACGTTGCGTGAGAACTATACAGATGATGGCTATCTACGAGAAGAAACACAGTCACGAGATAAGAGTTTGTTGTTGAAACAATTTAAAAAGATTAATGATTATTTATGGAGTCAAACTGTTATATGCCTACCGATTTCACCTTTCCAAAGGGAGCTAGAGATTTTAGAAAAACGTTCCCCAGAAGTGGCAAAGACGTTATCAACAAGAATGGAATACATAAGGGAGACATTCTCGTAATGCCTGTATACAGATCACAGTTTGAAAAAATCGTAGCCGTTAAGATGGTACAAGAGGGAGCTAAGTTTCAATATGAAACAATCAAGTTACCCTATGTTCCAAAGGTTAGACACTATACACCAGACTTCTATATACCAGAAACAAACATATACATAGAAGCAAAAGGTCATCTAACACGTGAGGATAGATCCAAGATGTTACTTGTCAAACAACAACACCCGGAATGTGATATTAGGTTTGTGTTTGCAAATGCAAAAAATAAACTATACAAGAGTAGTAAAACAACCTATGGTGATTGGTGCAACAGGCATGGGTTTGATTGGGCAGAAAAAACTGTACCTAGAGAGTGGTTAAAAAATGAGTGATAAAGAAAAAGAAATAGAGAAGTTAACACTGTTGAAAGATAGATACTACATAATACTACATAAAATGGATGATGATACATTTACGCTAACTGCGTATGATACGACCAGTTCATACAAAGAAGGTGAACTTCCTTGTGCTGCTGCAATAGCACAGGAAGGTATATTAGAGATGATGGAAATAGACTTGGGATCAATTTTAAAACTAGGGCTAGTAAGAATAAAAAACAAAGACTATATTCCTGCAGAAGATAATGTAATTAAAGTAGACTTTGGAGCTAAACAATGAAGAAAGATATGGTCAACCAACCACCACATTATAACCAGTGTAAAGTAGAATGTATTGATGCTATTGAATCGGCAACAAATAGTGGGTTTGAATTTTATCTACAGGGAGTAATAATTAAATACCTTTGGAGATATAGATACAAAGGTAAACCAACAGAAGATCTACGTAAAGCAGAGTGGTATTTGCAAAAACTAATAGAATTAAAAATGGAAGAAGAACTGAAAGGAAATAATTAAACATGAAAAATTTACCAACACCGTACCAAGACTTTATACACAAATCACGCTATGCTCGTTGGAATGAAGAAGAGAAAAGACGAGAAGATTGGAATGAAACTGTCAGTAGATATGTTGCATATATAGATGATCATCTTAAAAGTAAATTTAAATTTAGTATGGATCACGTTTTAAGAGAAGATCTATATAACTACATATTAGATCTTAAAGTAATGCCATCTATGCGAGCGATGATGACTGCAGGAGAAGCGTTAGACAGAGATAATATCTGTGGATATAATTGTAGTTATATTCCTGTTGATCATCCTAGAGCGTTTGATGAGTGCATGTACATACTGATGTGTGGTACAGGTGTTGGATTCTCAGTAGAACGAGAGAACGTAGATAAACTACCAATCATTGCAGAGAACTTTCATCGCAGTGATACAGTTATCACAGTTGCAGATAGTCGTATGGGATGGGCAAAGTCCTACAAAGAGTTGGTTGCATTACTATACTCTGGGCAGATTCCCACATGGGATGTGTCATCTGTTAGACCTGCAGGAGCAAAGCTAAAGGTTATGGGTGGCAGGGCATCAGGACCAGAACCTCTTGTAGAACTATTTGATTTTACAATAAATACTTTTAAAAAAGCTAGTGGCCGCAAACTATATCCAATAGAGTGTCACGATATTATGTGTAAGGTTGGACAGGTTGTTGTAGTTGGTGGTGTTAGACGATCAGCACTAATCAGCCTATCTAACTTAGGTGATGACCAGATGAGACATGCTAAGTCTGGAACATGGTGGGAAACACAAGGTCAACGTGCTTTGGCAAACAACAGTGTATCCTACAAGTTTAAACCAGAGATGGGTACGTTCATGCGTGAATGGGTATCTCTGTATGAATCAAAGTCTGGTGAGCGTGGCATGTTTAATCGTGAAGCATCAGACAAACAAGTTGCACGAAATGGTCGTAGAGAAACAGGACATGCTTGGGGTACAAATCCTTGTTCTGAAATAATACTCAGACCATATCAGTTTTGCAACTTATCAGAAGTAATAGTTCGTAGTGATGATACGCTACAGGATCTAAAACAAAAAGTTCGTATGGCTACCATACTAGGAACATTTCAATCAACATTAACTAACTTTAAATATTTGAGGAAGATATGGAAACAAAACACAGAGGAAGAAAGATTATTAGGAGTATCATTAACTGGTATAATGGATCATCCAGTTTTATCAAAAACTATAGATTCTACAAGATGGCTAAAAGAAATGAAAGACCAATCAGTCCATACAAATCAAGAGTATGCAAAACTACTGGGTATCCCTCAGAGTGCAGCGATAACTTGTGTCAAACCCTCAGGCACTGTGTCGCAGCTGACTAACTCAGCCAGTGGTATACACGCAAGACATAGTGAGTATTACATAAGAACAGTAAGAGCAGATAACAATGATCCTCTTACAAAGCTTATGAAAGATGAAGGAGTAATGAACGAACCTGATGTAATGAAACCTGATTACACTACGGTCTTTTCATTTCCTACAATGTCTCCAAAAGGTGCTACTGTACGTAAAGATGTATCAGCTATTGAACAGTTAGAACTATGGAAAATATATGCACAACACTGGTGTGAACACAAACCATCTATAACTGTTACAGTGAAAGAAGATGAATGGATGGATGTAGGTGCATGGGTATACGAAAACTTCGATATAATATCAGGCATATCATTC